GCTGATACATACGTGACTGGTTCACTCATCACTGTAGCGGCTGGCGATTTCACGATAGGCACCACTTATCGTATTATTATTCACGTTACCAAGAGCGCCTCCGGCACTGCTAATATCGTGTTAATTGTCCGGCTGGGCACAAGTGGTTCTACCAGTGACACCAACATTTCCGGTTTCATCACACTTCCAGGGGGCACGGCTGTTGCGGACACTGGAATCATAGATTTGTTCATGGTGTTCAAGACCGTTGGCGGAGCGGGATCAGTTTCCTACGTGGTAAATCTCACGCATAACCTGACTACCACAGGCTTATGGAACACAGCCACGCAAACTTTGATTGGATCGTTTACTGCCGGAACAGGCGGCAGCACGACTACTGCAACTAAAATCGGCTTAAGTTACAATGGCGGCACATCGGCCAGTCACACTCTCAACGTCCTCAAGGCAGAACTCTACAGGCCGTAAAAATGGATTACAAAGGCATAGTCGCAATGATAATAGCCACCACGCTGGGAGCGAGCATGATAGTGACGATTGCAGGGTTGGCGTGGCGTGACAAGCAAGTGAGCGAACAAGGCGGCCAGGTCTTGATTGCGTTGACCAGCGGGTTGCTGGTGGCGCTCGGGTATTACATGGGCAGCAAGTCCAACGGAGGAAACCGAGGCAAGGAACAATGAGAACGATCCCTTTTAAGGAAGTGCTTTGGTTTGTCGCCTATAAAATGGGGCTGGACCCGACTCGGGAGTTTCTAGTAGACGAAGGCGAATCGCTTTGCAGTTACATTAACGCCTGGGTGCGCCGCACATGGGACGCCCAGGATTTCCCCGAGTGGACTTCCATCACGGAATTTGGGGTAGCCGCTAATCACATGGTGCCGTGGCGCGCGTTTCCGGTAGGGGCTCCTGAGCCGGTGTTGCTCTCGCGCCCGCTTAAAGTTTACCTGGTGGATCCGCGGGTGTCGCCTTACCCGATCGATACGCGGTTTCGTGAGTGGGACGAAGGGTTACACGTGGGTTTCGATCACGGGGCTACGGTGTGGATTAAATACCTGCCGTTGGCGCCCAAGTTTACTTCGGTAAAATGGGATTCCGCCACGAGTTATGGGAACGGGGATCTCACTTACAGCCCGATAACCGGCGAATGTTACCAAAGCCTGGTCGCTGGCAACCTGGGGAACGATCCGACGATAGGGTTTACCACGCATCTCTCTACGCAGATTACACAAACCGCGCTGCCACCGGATCCCGGGAAGGAGGAACAAACCGAAATCATAGACGCATTCGCATTGAAAACGAGCGATGCGCCACCGCCGCCGCCGGCGGGCACGGTTTTCACGCTAACGGTAACGGACCAGGCGGGGACGGTAACGCATGGGGACGTAAGTTATCTCGTGGTGGCTGGCGACACGTATGCCGCGATTGTAAACGGCCTGGCGGCTTTGCTCACAGCGGCACCGGGCATGGCCGGGTTCACCATCACACCCATACCAGCAAACCAGAAGATACGACTGGAGAATAACTCCGACTTTCAACTTGCCAACTGGTATCAGACGGCGCCGGGAAGCGATGTGAGATCCCCTAACAGGCGGGTGCAAGTGCAAACTTATATTGCGGCTGTGCCGCCCACCCCTGGCGTGCCGCAGATTACGCAAATAACGATTTCGCAGACCCAGGTAAAGGGGTGCACCACTTACACCCTTACCTTCCGCGATCCCGATGATAGCCCGGATGCCCCGGCTCCAGCCGGGCCGCATACAGTGAGCTATTACGCCGAGGCCGGGGAGATGATTACGCAAATCCTGAGCGGCCTGGCTGCGGCCATAAACGGGTCTACCGATCCATGGTTTCAAACCATTAGCGTGAGCGTGGACCTCGCAGTGCGCAACATCCAAATTTTCAGCATGGGCGGGGTAAGCACCGATGCCAGTATGACCCCGGAAAATTCTACTTACTGGTCCCGGGTGCTCTTTCCCTACGCGCTTTTCGAGCCGATAACGCGCGGCGCTTACAGCGATGCACTACGCGAAGCCGGGCAGACGGATAAGGGAATGGCCGAAGAACAGGGCGCCGTGGCGGAAGCAGGCGATCGCGTAGGTAAAGCCAGCGCCACGGCATATAACGCGCTCACAGACCAGCAACGCCCGGCGCCGCGGTATCGCACCACGCCGAGAACAGCAGCACCGGCAGGAAGCTAGGCAAACAAATCCATGATCGAGGATCCCAAAAATAACATCGAGCTTTGGAGCGATGAACCGAAGCTTGACGAGATCATCGAGGAGCTGGACCAGGCGCAATCGGATGCGAACTGGTTTTACCGGCGCATGGATCAGGCTCGCTCGTGGTGGTATTCGCAGTGGGCCGGCCAAACCATTGACGGCCGTAAACACGTGCAGTTTCAGGGAGCGGATTGTTTCCCGTGGGACGGCGCCAGCGACAGCCGGTTACGCATCGTGGCCACTCTTATCAGCGACCAGGTGAGCGTGCGCAAATTTGCGTTCTTCCAATCGAAGATACAAGCGCGAAGCGTGCGCCCGCTGCAACAAGCCGGCGAAAGCAATAAGGGCACCAAGCTACTGCAATGGACGGTTTACAATCATATGTGGCCGCAGGTGTTGCGCGAGGTGCCGCTGGTGTTCAACTGGTGGCAGGGCTTCGGTGTTGGGTTCATGGGTATCGAATGGGAGCAACAACGCCGGCTGGAGTATCACCAGATTTCGTTGCAAGACCTGGGCCAGATTATGGGGGCCATGGGCGGGGCCCAGGCCGGGAACGGCCAGCAGGATATGGCCGGGCAACTCATGGAAGTAATCATGGATCCCACCCACGAGGATGAGCTTACCACGCTCATGCAACAGCTTTCGCCCATCCTTAGCCGGCCGGATGCTCGAAAGATCGTAACAGACCTGCGGGACAAGGGCGCGGCCTCAATCCCGGTGGCTTACCCGTTCATAAACAAACCGCGGTGGACCGCGCTGCGCCCGTGCGTGGACCTGCTTTTCCCCAGTGAAACCAGCGATCTACAGGAAGCACGCTGGTTTTGTCGCATGGACGATTGGGTAAGCGAAACCGAGGTGAAAGACCGGATCGAAACTGACAGCTACGACGCGGCGTTTGTGGACCAACTGCTTAAGCACAAAGGGGAATCGGGCCTTACATCGCAGCCGTGGACCGGGCAGCCCTCGAGTACGCGCGATGGCACCCCGCCACGGAGTTACCGCAATCTCATGCAGCTTTATCACTTTTACTACAAGGCGCTGGAGAACGGGACGCCGTGCATGTATAAAACCATCCTTAGCCCGCTGGTAAAAGCGGATAACGGAAAGCCGCTCTGCGCGAAACATGGCATGGCCGAGTATAACCACGGGCAATACCCGGCAATCGAGTTTTGCCGGCGCACCGAGGACCGGCGGATCCTGGGCAGCATGGGCATAGCCGAGGAAGCTTACACCGACGAGCTGGATATTAAACGCCAGCAGGACGGGCTAAGCGATCGCACCAGTCTTTGTCACCGGCCGCCCATGATCGTGCCTTATTCACGGGTAAAAGACATTAAAGGCACGCCGATCCCGGGTGCTGTGCTGGGGGTGAGCCGGCCGCGGGAAGTGGATTGGATGCCGCTCCCGCCTACAGACGCCACACCGGTGGCTGTGATCCAGATGGTGCAACAACGGATCGACCGGCGTTACGGCCTTTTCGGTGCCGAAGTGGACCCCGAGCTAAAGCAGATGCGCCGGCAGGAAGCGGGCCAGGATACCCTCGCGCTCATGGGCCTGGTGCTCGAGCAGACATGGCAACTCATCCAGCAATACGAAGCGCCGGATGAAGTGGCCGAAGTGGTGGGAGAACTGGCCCGGCCATTCCCGGTAAGCCGGGACGAGATCCAGGGCAAACACGAGATCACCGCCACCACAGACATGCGAATGCTCGATGCCGATTACGCCCAGGAAAAACTTTCCTTAATCGGACAGGCCATGGCGTTTAAACAGGAAGGGATGCTCTTTAACATGGCGGTGGAAGCTATCGATCCCGATGCCGCGGATGCGTTGCAGCAAAGCCAGGTAAGCCCCGAAGCGCAACAGAAAGAGCAAGCGGACGAGCTCAACGCGATCGCGCAAGCCTTTAGCGGAGTCGAGCCGCCACTCCCCATGTATGCCAATCATCAGTTACGCCTGCAAACGCTCATGCAAAACACCATCCAAAGCCCGAACCCGATGATGGCGCAGCGGCTGCAACTCCTGCCAGATACACAGAAAATTTTACAGAATCGCGCGCAATTCTTCCAGAACCAAATCCAGCTATATTCGCAAAACCCGACGATCGGCCGGGCGCTACAGACCAGCACCTTCCAGCCGAAACAAGCGCCACAACTGCTGGCCCCGCCGGGCGGCCAACAAGGAGGACCATAAATGATAAGACTTTTACGAGGATTTTTCGGGAGCTTCACCGCTTACGCTTTGCAAGGCTACGAGCTGGTGCCGATAGGGCCGATCACCGGCACGATCGCGTTGGATGGACAGGTAAACAGTGGCAACTGCTCTTTGGGCAGCGCCACATTTGGGAGCAGGTAACATGGGACAAGACGCAGAGTGTTACCAGAAAACGGTGGATGACAGGGCGATTATCCTGAATCCGCGCGCCTATTACATACATCCGTTCCTGGCGCCGGACTGGAAGGATTTGCGCGTGGGCTTTTTCCTTAGCCTCACTGATAAGACAAACGACGATTTGACCACGGGGTTTGCCGAAACCATCCCGAACATTGTCAACGGCCCCCTGCAAGCCACCGATCGTTATTGGCTGGGCGTGATCGACACCGCCACCGGCGGAACGTTTGCCGGGTTTACTAACGTGGGATCCCAAATCCCTGACAGGCAGGGAGACAGCACGCTGGTGGCCAGCGATGCGGGGGTAGGCACCGGCACAGCTTTCTGGCGCCCCGGCAACTCAGCGAACAATAGACTGAGCGCGGCGATATTCGACGGAAACAGGAAACTCACTGTGGGTAACACGGATAATTTGCAGCAGCATTTCCCGCAGGACGCCGGCACGGTGGCGGCTGGTTACGCCGTGCTGCTGGGGCTGCAACTCCTGCGCGATAACGCGACTTCCAGAAACATCACGCTACGGATAAAAAGCACCACCCTAAGCGCGGACATGCTCTTTAGTAACACGCCTACCAAAGAACTGATCCACTCGAGCCTGGATCCTTGGCCGTCCAGCGTGCAACTGGGGCCGGTGAGCGTAACCAATGTGCCGGCCGCATTTTACTTTTACTGGCCGTGGCATAATTCACGGCTCCGGGTGCATTCCGTGGGGCTGTTACGGGCAGGATGAAAACCAGAAGCAGGAAAAGAAAGAGCAGAGCAAAATCGAAAGGAAACAACATGGCTAATAAAAAAGAGACGGCTGAGCAGGAAGCAGAGGAGCAGAGGTTCCTGGCGGAGCAGGTAAAGGAACCCCTCCACCATCCTAAGAAACACAAAGCGAAACATGAATCAGCAGAAGGAACAATACAACCACGAGAGGGCGAAGAGTTCCTGCCGCCGCCGGATCCGCCGGTAGTGGATTCGCCGCCCACCGACCCGCCAGCGCCCGATGCGGTGGAGGATATTCCACAAAAAGGCGCGCAGCCGGAGGATCTGGCAACCCGCGAGCTTAACATCATCCCGGAAGCGCCCATAGCAGACCCAGGCGAAGAGCCGCAACCAAAGGAAAAAGAGGAGGAAAAAGTATGAGCCTGCTTGTAATTTTCTACTGGATCCTGTTGTTACTGATCGCCATTGGCGCGGTCGCACCGGCAAGTTGGGAATACTGGCCGCGTGCTAACGCAATCGTGACGCTGATCCTGTTCATCATCATCGGGATCAAGATACTTAAACCTAACTGGTGAGCCTGCAAACCCTGTCCAGTTTCGCCCTTGCCCGGATGCTGAATGATTGCGCCGAAGGCAGCGCAACACAACACGCGATCCAGGAAGAGCTGAGGAAACGGTGTGACGAGTCCAAGGATACCAAGACGCGGTGGCTCTTTAATGAGGAAGAACGCAAATCAATGCGTATAAAACCAGGGCCTTAAAGCCATGTTATACCAGGCGCAAAAAGTGGTCAAGATCACGGCCGCGGGCACGAACACCGTCCTGACTAGCACGGGTTATTTCCTGGCGCTCATCGCTTCGGTGGCTGCCGCCGGCACGCTGGTCATCACCATCCAGGACAAAGCGACTACGCCAAACAAGTTACTGCCCGCTATCGATCTAACGCCACCCGGGCCCGTCAACGGCGCGCTCGTTAAGGATTGGAAAGCATCGCAGCCTGTGCGGATGGATGGCGGCATCGACGTTGTGGCCACCGGCACAGGCGAAGCCTACCTGTGGATTTTCTACATGTTTGAACCGGAGCCGGCATAAATGAGATGGAGCGCATACGGCAGGTTAGATTCACGCCTCGTGGAGGATGGGGACAATGCGTTTGTCGGCGTGGATATGACCCGGGACCGGGCGCTACTACAGCCTGGCATTTTGGCCCGCTCCGAGAATAAACGGCTGCGCATAGGCGCGGCGGCTACGCGCCTGGGTAACGTGCAGGCGCCGGATTTCGATGTGCCTTTCGTAAACACGTTCATCGGCTCGGGAATTTACTCTAACCCGAACGGCGACGAAGTGATGCTGGTAGCGGAGCTGGGCGCCACTTACGTGTGGGCGCTTCAATACGGGAAGGACGCTTTTAAGGTGAACCTGCACGCGGGCGAAACTTTTGCCGGATTCACGGGGGTGGAATTTGTGCAGGCGTTTGATAAGGTGATCCTCTTGCGCCGGCCCAGCGGCACGAGCACGCCACTGGAATGGGACGGGACCAAGGGCCACACGTTTGACCCGGTGGTGAAACCCCCGGGCGCGTTCGCTGTTATCCCTGCCACGTCGCACGGCGAAGCGTTCCAGAGCCGGGTGCTCTATTACAATGCGCAATTCCCGGCGCTCCCGTGGAGTTACCAGTTCATTATGTCGGACATACTACAGTATGCCGGCTACGATCCGGCGCTGGCTACCTTTAACGTGAACGCTGGCGAAAGCGATTGGATCACACGCATCTGGCCTTACTTCCAGCAAAGCGTGGTGGTGTTTAAACGCCGGAGCATCCATCAAGCCATGGGATTTACCATCGATCCCACGCTGATGACCGAGCGGCAGCTATCGAAACGGATCGGGCTTTGCGCCACCAAATGCGTGCTGGAATGGGGCCGGGACGTGGCGTTTCTGAGTGAACCGGGCGGCATCTACAAGCTAAACGAAGTGATCCAGGACCAGGTAGCCGCCGAGCCTTTGCCGGTAAGCGAGCCCATACAATCGGTGATCGACCGGATCAACTGGGGACCGGCCGCGATATACGCCTGCGCCGCGGCACTGGGCGAATACGGCTATTTTGCCGTGCCATTGGACCAGACCCGGGACGGTAATAACGCCGTGCTGGTGCTTAACCTGACAAACGGCCAATGGGAAAGCGTGCCGGATAGATGGAGTGACCCC